AGCATCTGATGAAAATATATTAATGTCTCCCAATCTAATTCAATCTGAAACGGTTATTGATGAGTTATTAAAAAGAAAGGTATTAGATAAAGAAATATCACTTGATGAAATTGTTGAAGAGGATAGACAGGCTATTTTAATCTTTTTAAGAAATACAGCATTTGGTACAACATATACTCTAACCCTAACAGATCCAGGAACAAAAAAGCAGTTTGAGGGTGAATTAGATTTATCTGTATTGAAGGTTAAGGAATTTAAATTGGAGAAAGATTCAAATAACGAATATTCGTATGTTTTACCAATTTCAAAGAAAACTATAACATTTAAATTTTTAACGAATACTCAAGAAAAAGAATTACAATCAATAAAAGATGCTGGTGGTTCAAATGTTATTCCTCTGAATACTAAAAAATTAGAAATGATGATAAAGTCAATTGATGGACAACGAGATCAAATGGCTATATATCAATTTATTCAAAATTTACCAATTAAAGATTCTTTAGATTTTAAAAAATTTGTTGGAGAAAATAAACCAGGTCTAGACCTAATAGTTGATGTAATCGCCCCGTCAGGAGAAAAAGTCCCAGTTTTGGTTGACTTTGGGGTGGAGTTTTTTCGTCCCTTCTACGGAATATAAGAAAAATCAAATACAAGCAATTTTATTCCTTTTAAGTAAAGGATTCACCTACCATGATCTGTTAATATTGCCGATACATGAAAGAAATAGTATTATCAATGCGATATTGGAAAACAATTAATAAAACTATTTATGTTAATACAACAATAGAAAATGGCAGAAAGTAAAGGTGAATTTTTAAAATACTTATTAAATCTAGGTATAGAAAAGGGTGATGCTGACAAGGCTGCCGATAGGTATGGTAAAGCAATATCTGAAATTTCATCAAAAACATCAAAACAAAGTTCTAGTACAGGTTCTGGTACTGCTGGATTAAGCCAAGCTTTTATAGATCAACAAGCAACAAACATTGCTAGGGTCAACGTTCAAACAGGTGAAAAAATAATAGCCGCGTTATCAAAAACAATTAGTTTAAATCCAATTGAAATTGCTAAAGCAATAATTTCAGGCGGTATTGATGGAATTAAAGCGGTTATCGCTGATATCACTAATTTAGATAAAGAATTAATAGAAAGAGTTAAAGGTGCTGGTGGGTATGTGGGAAGTACTGCTCAGGGTATGATGGATTCCACCAGAGAAGCTATGATAGCATCACAGCAATTTGGTGTAGCAACAAATGATACCTTAGACGCTGTTAAAGATTTAATGGTCAATTCCGAGAGAATGTCCATGTACAATGATAAAACCATTTCTACAGCTATGGTTGCGTCATTAGCTTTTGCTAAGAATTCTAGAGTTATATTAGAAAACGCTGAAAATTTTAGGAATGTTGGTTTAGGATTAGATGGAGCTGCAAAGTCAATAACAGATATTGGTTTAAAATCTGTTAAAGTTGGTTTAAGTGCAAAATCAACAACCGATACATTAGTGATGCAGCTCGGTAAATTAAATCAATTTGGTTTTCAAGGTGGTATTGCTGGTTTAGGTAAAATGGTTCAACAAGCTCAATCACTAAAAATAAACATGGAAGATGTTTTTAGGGTAGCCGATAAATTATATGATCCAGAAAGTGCAATAAATTTAGCTGCAAATTTACAGGTTGTTGGTGGTGCGATTGGAGATTTTTCCGACCCAATAAAATTAATGTATGATGCAACAAATGATGTTGGTTCATTACAAACAAGCATTATTGGTGCAGCAAGAAGTTTAGCAACATATAACGCAGAGCAAGGTAGATTTGAAGTAACTGGGGCCAATTTAAGAAGAGCTAAGGCCATGTCCGACGCTTTAGGTATATCGATGGGTGAATTGACTAATATGGCTGTTAAAGGGGCTGCAAAGATGGAAGCTATGAGTGAATTAGATATGTTCCCATCACTTAGTGACGATCAAAAAGAATTTGTTTCCAATTTATCTACAATTAAAGACGGTAGAGTTGGATTTGATATACCAAAAGATATGGCTAAAAACTTGGGCCTAACAAATGTGGTTGATGGGTTTGTTGGTTTGAGTGATTTATCAGATGATCAAGTAAAATTATTACAAAAATTACAAGAAGAAGCTGCTGAACAAACACCAGAAAAAATAGCAAAAGATCAATTCAACCAAACAACACAAATCTTAAATGTTGCAACAGCAATTTATTTAAGAATGATGGAGGATACCAGAAAAAGCTCACTTGGAAAGGCCGCAACTGATGGAATGAATGAAGCTGCAAAATTTATGGAGAAATTTAATCCAGCACAACAAAGTACCGGAGAAATAACAAATCAAGCAATAGAAGAAGTAAGTAAATTAGCAAAAGATACATCTGAATTATTTAAGGGTAAACTTAAAGAATCAATAGACCCAGATATATTAAAGGTTATTGATGAATTAAAACAAAAGACTAGCGAAATTTATAATCAAATGAATATACCTGAAATTATAAATAAGGGTAAAGAGGCTGGTGGGGATATAATTGACAAGGGAATTGAACTTATTAAAGAAATATTCGTAAATGTTAAAGTTGATATAAACAGCAACAATAGTGCATTAGCTGGTATAGTTGTGGATGAAATTGAAAGAACACCACAATTAAAGGCGTCACTTGCGTCTAGTATAGTTAAGGGTATTAATGATTACGCATAATAAAACAATAAATTATCTATTTATTAGATAAACAAATAGATGCCAAGCTACTTAGATTTTGATGCAACAAAAGGTTTTAGAAATGAACTACTAGCTAAAACTTTAAATGCGCCTAATGGTCCTCAGACTTTTAGTAGTAGTAACTATCCTATTCAAAAAACAAACAGCTTTCCGAACAAGGATCAAGGTGATGTAATATTAAACCAACAAACATCTAGAGATGCACAAATAATATCTACTGGAACAAGTAATAGGTTTGCACCAGAAAATGGTGATTATGTTGTTGTTGAAGATGTAAGAAATATAACATCAATAGATAATGTTGGTATATATCCATATTTTCCAATTAATAGTGGTATTTTAGGTAGGGGTTTAATAGGTGCGTTGGATTCTAAAAACTATGAATTTGAATCTAAATTAGCAAAGTTTGCTAACTATCATATATCTGAAAGCCCAGATGGTCCTGTTCAAGCAAGGATTAGACAAAATTTACAAACAGCAACACTTGGTAGAGTTAGAGCACTTGATGCATTTAATGGTAATTTATCTACTGCTGTTAATTTATTTACAGGTAAAGAAAAATTAATTGAAAAAAATTATAAGATTACCGTTGCTAAAACATTAGCTGGTAAAGCAATTGATTTTGTTCAAACAATTGCTGGCGTGGAATTTCCCTTTTCAGAAATTCCTGGTGATTATTTAAGTAATCCAGCTAATCCTGTAATTAATAGACCGGTACCTAAAACAGAATTTGGAAAAATCTTTCAAGATGCAACTGGCGCACTAGGATCTTTATTAGGAATTCAAAGAAGACCTAAATTAAGTAGAAAGCCATCAGATTTAATGATTGAATATCTGAGTGATGGTCAAAAAGGTATATTATATAATAATTTATCTTTTTCAACATACGCGCCAAACTACACACTATCTGCTAGATCACAAAATTCTAGTAAAATATTTAACTTTGTTGATAGAATAGCATCTGGCATTAATAAAATTATTGGTCTAGAAGCTCCAGCAGGTAAAGCGTATATTGGTGACGATAGAGGTAATGATGTTAGAGATACAATAGCTGATTTTAATAATAACAAAACAAGAAGCCCTTATTATCTTTCTTTATTGTTTGATGAAACTGCAACTCGTCTATTTCATAAAGAAAAAAATATTTCAGAAAGAGGTGCCATACCAGGAAAACTAACTTGGTATAGTATTAACAGTAAAAATAAATTGGGTTATGGTAATTTAGAATACCAAAGCGAAAGCTCAGTATTTGAGGAAACATTATCAACAAAACATACATTTAGAGATGATTCTATTTTAGGTAAAACACAAGAATTATTAAATTCATTACCTAAAGATGGTGGGCAATCAAGATCACACGTCGCTAATGTTATTGATCAAACAAGTAGAATATTCAGAGAAGGTGACACGCTTTTATCTAGAGGGTCTGCAATAAAATATATTGATAAATCAACGGGCAAAGAAGACGGTACAGAATATTGTAGAGTATGGACTAAAGATAGATCATACATGAATTATTCTGATACAATGAAAAGAACAGGTTTAATAAGAAAAGTTGAAGATAGTGTTTTATCAACACCATGGAACTTGAATATTGCACCAATGTCAAATGGCAACGGATCGTTTGATCAAAGTTCAACCAACATCGATGCGGTTGCAGGTAAAGTTAAAAAATATATGTTTTCTCTTGAAAATTTATCATGGAAAACATCAAACAAGTTTGGTTATACATATGATGACTTACCATATTGCGAAAGAGGGCCAAACGGTGGTCGTGTTATGTGGTTTCCACCATATGACTTAAAGGTTAACGAAACAAATAGTGCAAACTGGGATAAAAATAATTTTTTAGGAAGACCAGAGCCAATTTATACATATCAAAATACAGAGAGAAGTGGTACAGTATCGTTTAAAGTGATTGTTGATCATCCAAGTATTTTAAATTTATTAATAAAAGAAATAACTGATGAACAGGCGGAAGAATATTTAAATTCTGTATTTGCTGGATGTCAAGATATTGATTTTTATACGTTAGTTAGAAAATATACAACATTAGATAGATCTGATTTAGAATTAGTACAAGCGTATATTGATTATTATAAAAATAAAAATACATTCGATATACTAGATTCAATAGAATTTAGAAATATTGCTGGTGATGTAACAACAACACCCGGTACAACAACACCTGGAACGGGTCCTAGTGAAACACTTAACCCAGCATTAAATTACAGTGGAATTTTGTTTTTCCCTAATGATATTCCATTTCCACAGGATGATTTATATGCTAGTGAAGATTATGGACAAATTTATTCTGGGTATACAAAACAAGAAACAAAAACCATTTTTAATTCAACACTTAATACCGAATTAACTAAAATATTAACCGTTGATACAACAAATAATAAATCAGATAGAAATACAATATATGGTAGTGAAGCACCAACAGGGACAACAGCATCTTTAGTTACTAGAACACAAGGTCAAATAACCACAGCATTTCAGTTATTAGAAAATAACTATAGTTCTTTAACAGAAACTTTAACTGGGATAAAAGCTGAACTTACTAAAAACAATTTAAAAAATATTGACATTAGAATTGAGTCATCAACATCGTTTGTTGCTGATGAAAAATACAATATTAAATTATCATATAGAAGATCCGATAGTGTAATTAAACATATTTTAAAAACGCTTTCAAAAAACAATGATGTTCCGGCAAGCGTTTCAAAATATTGGACTAAATCTAAAAGTGAACTTGAATCTAAACCATCTGAAGTTAAAGAAGATTTAACTATAAAATTAAAAGATTTGGGATATGGTGAAGACATTGTCGGCGATATTAATATATCATTTACAAATAAAGGAGAAAATGCAACCAGAACAGGTCCAGAAGGATATGATTGTCATAAACAAGAGATAAAAAATACTGGAGGGTTAAAAAAATATACACCAGTTACATTTTATTGCAGATCTGTTGATGTTAAAGTTCAAGCATATCCTAAACCAACACAAATACCTGCTAAACCAGGAACGGCCATACCGGGTAAAGATGTTATTGGGCCCGAAAAAACAGATATTTTTGTTAATAAAATAAAACAAAATAAAAAACCACCATTAGATGTGGTTAAAAAACTTATAATGAAGACATTATCTGAATGTTTTTATTTTAAGAAGTTAGAAGAAACAGATCCTGTTGTTTTTAATTCTCTTAAACAAAAATTTAGATATTTTCATCCTGCGTTTCACTCAATGACACCAGAAGGATTAAATGCTAGACTAACATTCTTACAACAATGTATTAGACCTGGTGACACTATACCAATTAAAGGATTAAATGCCGAAAGTAATGGTAATGTTGTTGATGCAAGAAACACAACCTTTGGCCCACCTCCTGTTTGTGTTTTAAGAATAGGGGATTTTTATCATTCAAAAATAGTTATTACAAATCTTAATATTACATTTGAAAATTCAACATGGGATTTAAATCCTGAGGGTATTGGGGTTCAACCAATGATAGCGGATGTTACATTACAAATAAACTTTATTGGTGGTCAAGGTATTAAAGAACCGGTTGCAAAACTACAAAATGCGCTAAGCTCTAACTTCTATGCAAATACAGAAATATATGACTATAGAGCAGATTCAACAGTTAATCAATCAGATCTTCAAGCATTCAATCTTGATTTCTTAGAAAAAATTGCTAATAAAGTTGAAACACCAAAGAATACTGGTCTTGATGTTTCACAAAACCCTAAGAAAGAAGGAAAGTACGTTGGTACATTAACCAATGAGATGACGTACAAAGAAAATAGAGATAAACTATTAGTGGCAACAAATAATTACTTTGATAAATTCAAAGACACATACAATAAATTACTAACATCATATGGCAATGAAATGTTACCACTATTTATTTCACCAACATATAGAGTAACAAATCAGTTGGAGATACAAGATACTATTAGCTCAACATCATCAGTTACTTTACTTGGTAACTATCTTAAAACCAGGGATTTTGTAAATTTACATGGTCGATTAGTAACAAAATTATTAGATAAGGTTTCCTCTTCTGATCATAATTTAGTTTTAGATTTAGGTATAGATCCAGTGTCTACTAAGTATGAGAGATCAAGAACAATTATTGATTCATATGTTAAAAAAACGGTTACTGATTTTTTAAACTCAATTAGAGATGAAAAATTAATAAAAGATCTTGAAACAAATAGAAATACATTAATTGAATTAATTGATGGTTTTAATTTTGTTATGGAAACGGCTGGTAAAGATGCAAGGATAGATAAAGAAGTTATTACCGTAGTAACATTAACAGATTTTGATCATCAAAAGTTTTATAAACAATATGAAGATGCTGTTAATTTAATTAAAGATAAACATTCGATGTTTACATCTGATTTAAATTCAAGTGTTGATTTTGCGGACCCTTCTTTTACAGATGATTTATATAATAAAGTATTAGCTTTTATAATTAAAAATAAGGTAACTGATATTATTAAGGAGTATGAGAACTCACCAGATAAAAATTTATTTGATCAAAACGCAATAAACAAAATAGAAAAGAAAGTAAACAAATTCATTAAAAAAGCAACAGATATTGATGAAAAGAAATTTAAATATAAAAAGGTAGAAAATAAAAAAGATTTTAAACCATATGCGGCAACTCTTACTGGTTCAATAACAGGACCTCAACAAGAAAAAATAAAAAATGTGCATAGTTTAAAAGATAATTCAACAGAATCTAAATTAAACTTTTCTAAAGTAATTAAATAATGAGTCAATATTTTAACAGATATGAGTATTTTATAGAGGATGGTGAATCTAAAATTGTACCCGGAATTGAAATACCATTAAAGTCAACCGATAAGTATGTTAAGTATATGAAGGGTAAAGATAGATTGGACAAAATGTCACAGGAATACTATAATACACCACTTTTTGGTTGGTTAATCATGTTATCTAACCCAAAACTAGGGTCTCTCGAATTTGAGATACCCGATAATTCGATTGTCAGAATTCCGTTTCCTCTCATTAATTCTTTACAAGAATACAAAAAGAACGTAGAATTGTATAAACTATATTATGGGGAATAGTAATTTAAATCAAAATGAAAACATATTAGTAGTAGTTGATCAGCAAAATATTGTGCACGTTGATCCTAATACAATTATTGATCAAAATGGTCAACTACAAAGTAGATTAGTTGATCATGAAAACTTAGTCATGTATGTTAATTTAGAAGCCGATTTAGTTCCTAGAAGTATTTTTTATTCGGATTCAGAAAAAAATACACTAACATCACTAGCATCGGGGACCTTTAATATGATGCGAAATCAAGGTGATAAAAATGAATTTGAAAACAATTTTGACACTAATTGGACAGAAACTTTTGTTCCAATATCATCAAAGCAAGATACAATTAATGCGGTTATAAATGCTTTTGCTGGTACAAACTTAAACAGATCAACAACGTATGATCCTTCAGCACAAACATTTGGAATTGAAAGCATTAACATTGTTGTTAAAGGGCCTAATAATATTCCACAAGTATCAATAAATTTTCTTGATGTTAGAGGTAAGACATTATTTGATTCGCCAGACAATTCCCCATACAAAGCTTTTTTCCATCAACCATGGCCAATATTTTATTTAACGGTTAAGGGGTTTTATGGTAAAGCAATAAGATATCGAATTCAACTTGTCGATTTTAAAACTAAATTTAATGGTAATACAGGTAATTTTGAAATATCAACAAAATTCGTTGGCTCAACATACGCCTTTTTAAATGATATTTTACTTGCAAATATTGTTAACGCACCATACATGTATATGGTGGAATCTAGCGAACCATATAGAACAAACAATAAAACAGGTTTTGTTGAGAAAAAAATATCTAAAACAACAAAAGGCTATTCTATTTTAAAATCGGTTTATTCAGATTATAAAGCAAAGGGATACATTCCTAAAGATTTCCCCGTTAAAACTCTTAGGGAACTTTTAATGACAGCAACAGGTATAGAAAGTATTATCGAGACGGCTCTTTTTAGTCAAACCGTTAATCCAGATGTATTAAGTGATGTGGCAGAATTTGATAAGCTTTTAGGTAATTTAGAAAATATGGTGATATCTTGGTCTAATAGATATCTAACAAAAACAGAAGAAAAAACAAAAGACGGAGATTTTTATTATCCTTTAAATAAAACAACAAGTGATAGGACTCAAACCTCTACCGGCCCAGCTAATGCTGATATCGTCAGTGGAACTACAAATAATTCATCACTAAAAAGTAAAATAGACAAATATATTATTGATCTAGAAAACAATGTTGCGTTTGGTAAACTTGCGGGGTCTAAAGAAATAAAAAATAAGGATTCGATAAAAACTAAAACAATTTCACTAAATTCTATAAGAAACATAACCGATTTTTTCTTTTTTGAAGATGGAAAATATTGGGTATCAAATGAGAAATTAGTTGATAGGATTAAAAAAATTCAAAACGAGTTTATTACAAGTAGAGAATCTGTTGAAAAAGGTGTTGAAGATGCCATGAACACCGTTATTCAAAACAATGAAGGTGGTTTTGGGTTTAAACCAACAATTAGAAACATATTCGCAGTTATTTTAGCTAATGCCGATACCTATATCCGATTAATGAAAGATGTTCATAGAAAAGCTATACAACGATCTGAATTTAGAAAAAAAGAAATCATTGGTATTAGCGATAATAAAGATGAAGTAATTTATCCTTGGCCAGAAGTTAAAAAGAAAGGTAATAAAGAATCATATTCTTTTTATTACCCGGCTGACAGCCAAGTTGTTGAATCAACAAAGGGTAAGAATTTTTCTCTTTGGCCAGAAGTTGAGTTTGTTGAAACATATAATAGTGTTGCAACAAAAAGAGTTGACGCAGAAAGCGGTAAAGAAATTTTCCCATCAGATCTCATGTTTGTTTTTGATGGTAAAGATGAGTCAAGAGAAGTTAGAGCTGTCAGCACGTTATTCAAAATAAATGACAAATATCCATATACTGACAAATCACTATCATCGATATTATATGAAATTTTTGAAAGAGCACACTACATAACATCATATAACAATTTCACAACAGATAAGGTAATAAGCGAGATATGCAATAAAGAGTTTGAAACCTTAAGTAGTGCTATAGATGGTGATGTTGATGTTAGAGAAGTTTTAAGTCAACAAATTAAGGGTAAACAAGAATTGGTTAATTTTATGTTTTCTTATTCTAAAAATGAAAGATACCCCTACTATCAAGATAGACTCCCAACTATTGATTATATAAAAGAACTTGTAGATAGGGATTTTGACATTATTGAATATAATGGCGCTGTAACAAATAGCGTTACAGATAGTGCATATCCAGAATTACAAGATTATCTTAATAATTACGTGGTTGATCCATATAGATTAAAAGAATTTCCATTTAATTCAACTCTTTATCAATCCTATATTGGAAATAAAGTTTTAAAAGAAAGTGACTACAAATATGTTAACATCTTAAAGGTAAATCAAGATGATAATTTTATTAGTTCACCTATTAATTCAGAATCATGGATTTTAAGTGCGTTCACTAAAAATATTTTTACACAAAAAATAACACTTAGTGGGCAAACAAGAAATTTACTTAATACCCCATATTTTCACAAACAGTTATATAATGACTTTTTTAAAGGTGGCGTATCCGAAAGATATGTTGGTTCTGCTTATATTCTGTTAAACTCATTACCATTTAAAGATCTAGACGATATTATAGATTTTAATGGGAATAAAATTTTGATGTCTTCTTTATTTAAAGAAGTTGCAGCGACACATTACGTTCCATATTATCTAATATTAAAGTGGGGTTCGATATATCATAGATATAAGAAACAGTTAAAAGAAGGAATAGATATTTTAAGTGGAGTAACAACATCAATAAACGGATCTACCTTTTTTGATAATGGAACAAACGTTACTTTTAATCTAAGTGGTATAACACCATCAATGAGTGCTGTTACATATTCGTCTAACTCATATCTTGGGGTATATCCATATTATCATGGTATATTTCATCAAATTGTTAATGGATATAGTTTTTATAACCCATCTGGTTTTACAAAAACAAGTGCAACAGCTGTTAACGCTAGTTCAGAATACAATGGTGTAATAACTAGTGGAATTACAAAATATCTTTTAGAGAGACCCGCAACTAAAAGTGGATTTACTGCCACATCATTAGTTGATAACTCTAAGTTCAAGTCCACAGATATTAGGTACACGATATTACCATCCAATGGTGCATCAAAAATTAGTAATATAGTTGATGACTTTCCAAATCTATTACAAGATTCTTTTAGAATTATATTGGATGATAGTGATTTAACAAAACATCCCTTATATAATCTTTTATATTTTCCTCAATACAATGAGTCCTTTAAAACAACAAATAATTTATTTTCACTAACAGGAACTAAGAAAAAGGTTGTTGATCTAATTGCAACGTTTACTCCTAAAATGTTAGATGAGTTTGAAACCATGTTTTTAGAGTTTTCTTCATTAGATTTAGACATTGACAAACCAAATACTAGTACACATGATTACACATCTTTTCAAGAAATATTAAAAGAAATATGTAGCATTGATAAAACGGGTATTGATTTTACTGTTGATGGTGCTAGAGAAAAGGTCATTCAGGCACAAAATACTAGATTAGAAGCCTTAACAAAAAATTTATTAGCTAATAAGAATTTAAAAAAGTTAATTATTGGTAATCCAAAACAAATTGATAATTTTATTATAAATGGGTTTATTGGAAAATCTAAATCATATCGCCCAAACATATTTGATTCATCACAGCTAACAGTAGCCAATAAAAAATTAATAGAATTATATATTGGTGAAAACATTACAGGTTCAACTTATAGTGGTATAACCAATTTATATGAGAACTTCTTTCAGGTTAACGATATTGAGGTTTCAGAAGAAAACATTTATTCTTATAGAGAACTATCTAGAATATATGCTGGATGGGTTAAAGATGGAAAAACAACTGATCAATTTTTTATCCCAACAAACACAGGGTTTAAAGCATACATAAAGGATAATATTTTTGATCCACAGGACGTTAAACTTAGAAATTTTTTACAAACACTTATAGGTAAGTTTAGTAAGGGGTTAGCTAAAGAGAAAAACAAAGAAAAAATAACAGTATATCATGGTTACAATGAAGCCAAAACAACAAAATTAGATTTATATCAATATTTTAAATCTTTTAATGATAAATGGATTGCTGGTAATGCTGTCGGTCAAAGACATTTAATGGACGAATTTTTATTCTTAGATAGAGCAAATGTAGACATTGGAGACAAGGCATACATAAGTTTAGAAAGATTAATTTCATTAGGTAGTGAAAAAAACGCAAAAATAGATTTATATAGTGCAATATCAACCTTAATACAAGGAACAAATTTTGATATGAGACCTTTACCGGCTTATGTGAATTTTTATGGTACCAATACTAGTAATAAAAAAAGAATAATACCATCTAAAAATTTAGCTAGAAATCTATTTGGTACATTTTTAGATGTTGATTATCAAGAATCATCACCAAAAATTATTTTACAATATATTAACAAGACATCCCAATATTTGGATATGGCTAGGGTTAATAAAGAGTATAAATTTAAAACCGATAGTTTTGATATTAAAGATACGAATAACAACCCTTTACTTGTTGAACCAAGAATATTCATGGATACAGACACCGCAAATTCAAATAGGGTTGTTTCATTTGAAGTTAATTTTGGTGATCAGGCACAGGGTGTTTTTAAAAGTATATCACTAGATCAAAGCACATATAAAAACACAAACGAGAGTGCACTTGCTCAAGAAAGATTAGCAAGATCACAAGGTGGTGGTGGAACACATTCTGTTGATGTTGGATTGTTTGACATTTATAAAACGGCGTCTTATCAATGTAGTGTTACCTGTATGGGTAACGTTATGTTACAACCTACAATGTATTTTTTTCTAGCAAATGTTCCCATGTTTAATGGTACGTACTTAATATTTGATGTTAGTCACTCAATAAAAGCGGGTCAATTTGAAACATCATTTACCGGGGTTAGAATTTCAAATAGCACACTTCCATCTCTTGATAGTACATTTATGTCAAGTTATAGACCATTATTTAGTAGACTATTATCGTCTGCTGTTAAAAAGAAACAAAAAACTAATCCAAAAGTTACAACAGAAAGAGTAATAACAACTAAGGATAAACAAAGCTTTAGTGTTGATCCAGGATCGGCCGTTGCTAATGAAGATTTATCAAAAATAATTGTTAATGAATCTGGTTTATTACATGATATTATACCATTTAATGGTGCTAAAATAGGTAATTTAACAGAAAAGTATATTCAGTTTATTCAACCTACAAAGGGTCAACTTTGGCTTAGAACTAGAGTGGCATTATTTGGTGGATCAAATTATGATCCAACTGGGGAATTAGACTTAGTTAGTGGTTGGAAAGCATACCCAAATGTTATTAAAAAATATTCTGATATTAAAGAAAGCCTATTTGATTATTATTCAATTAGACTTGTTTTAAACAACACTAACAAGGAAAAAATATTTAAGTTTAACACCGAGTTTTATAACCCATCTGCAGGTGTGACATATAAACTGGTTACCGATGTGAACCCATCTACAGGTAGATTTGATGGCCCAGTACACAGCGGACCGGACATAACTGACCCTAAAGCTGGTATATATGGTATAGCTATGTGCGCAAAGCTTATGAAGAAATTAAAATTAAAGGAAGGGGATGTTGTGTATTTTAGATTAACTTAAGAAAAATACCAATTATTGAAGTATTTATAGGTATATATTTTAACACTATGGAAAAAATAAATAAATCAGTAGATCAGTTTTTGAACCAAAAGGTTTCAAAACAAGTATCAAATGACTCAATGGAGAGAGAAGAATGTGATTTACAAACTGGCGAATGCTATGTTATTAGATCAAAAGATGGTATCGTTGAAAGAATAAATAAAAAATACATTACCGAAGACGGTAGACAACTATTACAAGACTAATGCTATGTTAGAACAAAAACTTTTAGAAGAAATAAATAGATATAAATCTATTAACAAAAACGCAAAATCACTTTATTTAATTGATGAGCAAGAATTACCGCCAGCACCACCAGCACCAGACATGGCAGCAGGTGACACAGGTACTGAAGATCTTCCAATGGCAGAGCCAACAGGCGCGCCTGAAGCTGGATCTCTACCAGATTCACCAGAAACATCAAGCACAGAAGAGGTGGATGTTACTGATTTAGTTAACATGACTAAAAACATTAAAAACGAATTAGAAGCATCTAAAGGTGAACAAAGCGGTGTTATGCAACAAATGGATGCGGTATTCAGTAAGTTAGATGATCTTGAGATTAAATTAGGTAATATGGACGCGGTTATCGCTAAAATTGACCAACTAGGTGCAAAGATAGATGATGCTAAACCACAAACACCTCAGGAAAAATTGGAAATGCGTTCTTTGGACTCATATCCTTTTAATGAGAAACCACAAGAGTTTTTTGCACATAAACAACAAGAAATGAGAGCTAGCGGTAAAAACGAATATGTTTTAACTAAAAGTGACATTCAAAATTATTCCAAAGAAGATGTGACAACATCATTTAATCCTTTTGAAGATGAACAACAACCTCAGTTCTAATGTAAATTTATTTCTAGGTTTGCAGTGCCAATTTAAGATAATGCATTGGCAGACAAAGGGTTATGCTAGACACCAAGCATTTGGTAATATTTATGACACCTTAGATGATCTAATAGATACCTATGTTGAGGTTTCAATGGGTAAATTTGGTAGATTTGTGTTAGATGAATCAACTAGAAATATTGAAATATTTAACCTACAAGATATTGAAATCGTTAAGTTCATTCAAAAAATAAAACAATTTTTAATTGAGTTAGGTAAGGAATTATCACCAGAAAGTGATACCGACTTATTGAACATAAAAGATGAGATGCTTGCAGAAGTCAATAAATTAGCCTATCTTTTGACCTTAGAATAGTCATAAAAATATTTTTTATAAAAAAGTAAGACCGGATTTTTTAATCCGGTTTTTTTTATGTATATTTTGATATAAGATTTTTAACAATTAAAAAAAACTATTATGGCAACAGTAGATTCAGTGCTAGCACAGTACGAAAAAAACAAAAACGCTACAAGTAGCAACGCAAACAAAATGTCGAGTGAAGACAGATTGAAAAGGTATTTTACAACAGTTCTTCCTAAGGGAGTAAAGTCTGGTGAAAAGCGCATCAGAATCCTACCAACAGTAGATGGTGAGACGCCTTTTAAAGAGGGGTACTTTCACGAAATACAAATTGATGGTAATTGGACGAAGTTATACGATCCAGCACAAGAAGGTAAACGTTCACCTTTGAATGAAGTAAAAGATGCATTATATGCAACTAAGGTTCAGTCTGATGCTGAATTAGCACGTCAATATCGTTCACGCAAATTCTATATCGTTAAGGTTATTGATAGAGACAATGAGCAAGATGGCCCAAAATTTTGGAGATTTAAGCATAATGCTAAAGGAGATGGTATCATGGATAAAATCTTCCCTGTCTTTCAAAAGAAGGGTGACATTACTGACATTGAAACGGGTAGAGATGTTACATTATTTTTAACATTAACTAAATCTGGTAATGGTAAAGAATATACATCAATTAATTCTGTTATGCCAGAAGATCCAACACCACTCCATGTTGATCCAACACAAGCTAGTGCTTGGGTAAATGATGAAATGACATGGAATGATGTTTATGCTAAAAAACCAGAAGAATATCTAGAAATGGTTGCTAAGGGAGAAACCCCAACTTGGGATGTTGATACTAAGAAATGGGTATCAAATTCTCAGGGAGAAGAAGTGTTTAAAGCGCCTTCTGCGCCTATTCAAGATCCTCAAGAAGAAGAGGACACAGATGAGAACTTACCGTTCTAATTAATTAAAGGGGTGGAGATAACGTCAGAAGCCCCATATTTTAAAACAAAAACACAATGGCAGCAATCAAGAAAAAACAATTTAGCGACGAAGATATTCTAAAAGAATTTTCGACAAAAACAAAATACAAGGATACTAACTATTACTATTGTGGTCAGGCATATCTAGATGCTTGTGGTATGCCGGGTCCAGTTATGGGTGGTATTAATATGTTCTTAGGACACTCTAACTCATCTAAAACAACAGCAATGATTTTAGCTGCGGCAGATGCACAAAAGAAGGGGCATTTACCTGTTTTCATTATTACAGAAAAAAAATGGAATTGGGAACATGCCGTTCAATTAGGACTTCAGGCCGAGCAAGATGAGGATGGTGAATGGCACGGTAACTTTATCTTTAACGATGGGTTTGATTATATTGAAGAAATAACTGAGTTCATTAATAAATTAATTGATGCTCAAGCTTCTGGAAAATTAAATAAATCATTATTGATCTGTTGGGATTCTGTTGGATCTGTTCCATGTAAAATGACATTTGAAGGTAAAGGTGGTAAAC